CTACTTTGTATTTTTCATCTCCCATTATGCAAATAACCTCTGCTGATAGTCCTCAATTTCTGCCTTTAATCTTCCTAAAAATTCAGGCATACCTCTAGTTTTGCCTTCATCAAATATCTTATGAGGCTTGATTCCTGATACCATGTGTCCTTTAGAAAAGAAGTGTTTGCCTCCACTAGTCCAGTGTAACACATTAGATCCTTTATGTTTTGAAGCAAACTCATCACTCATTTGGTCAAACTGCGTCCCGGCTCCTTTAGGTTCAATCCAATGATCTTTAGTTCCATATTCAAACCAAAATCCTAAAGGTTCACCGTCCTTACCAAAATAATCTAAATCAATTTTTAATTTCAAATTATGTCCCATGCCTTCAACTGTATATTTTATAGCGTCAATGTATCTGCTAGACATTCCCATATTACTAGCGATCTGTTTAATCTCAAATCCAATAGTTTCTCTTGCTATCCGTTCTGCTCTTTTACGGACAAACTCTTGAAGTCTAAATTCCATACTGCCTAGTTTGAGAGCCTTAATCTCACCATTAGTTGTCATGCTAGCGTTACAATTACTGCGTCAGATGTGATTCTAAAGAAACAATCAAACTTGAATGCTCCTTCTGCTGAACCGGACATATCAAAATCTCTTAAAACGGCTGTCATGGCTACACTGGCTGTATTTCCTGCCTTATCCGTACATAGTAAAGTATATGCTGTTTCTGTCATATTTCCGGAGGTTCTTTTGGTTAAAGTATTCAAAGAGTCAACTTCTGCCTTTGTTGCTAAGAGTTCAGCCGTGAAGTGATTTTCACCGGCTCCATAGTAATATTTTATGCCTCCATTGGTTGTAGGCTCTCTAAATTCCGGACGTCCAAAATGAGTATTGATATTTTGTAATTGGAGATAAGTGTCACTGGCTACTTTAAGCAATACCTGATCAGCGTTAATTAGGGTGGTATCTGCTCCAAAATCTGCCATGTTAATTAATCTCCTCTAGTCCGTAAAACTGTTATGCTACTGCGAAAGTTGATTGTTCCACAATATCGCCTATCAATCTAAACTCAACTAGTCCCTGATCGTCATATAATCTAGTAAAATCAATAATTTGGACTTTAATCGTTTCAGTTAATGTTAGGACAGATGATTCAGTATTTTTAGCCGTCTTAAAGAATACCACTTCATTTAACTCTCCATTAGTTCTTAGATCTCCCAATTTAGTTAGATCTTCATCAGTAGTTCCATTAATATCGGATTTTTTGGCATATAGTTCGCACTCGAATAGTCCTTTGAAAGATCCTGTAAATCTTTTAGGTATTTTAGAATTGCCGTGAACTGCCTCCTTATGAACAGTAAAACCTCCGGTGGTTCTAGCACGATAAACAGAAGTGTAAGTGTAGTCACTTGCCGGTTTATTATCTCCTTCACTTCCTGATGTATCATACTGTAATATTCCATCAAATCCTTGAAAATACTCATCTGATGATCCTACCAATTTTTTTAAGGTCAGTGTTAATGTTCTTACCAAGACTTGTGATTGTTTTGCAATTTCATCATCATTCCTCCATGATAAATTGGTAGTGAAAAAACCTCCTGTTGCACTTTGAGGCTCATAAACCGTCTTGACTAGTCTTTCAGTTTCATTACACATATCCTCAACTCTTTGGACGGATAAATCAAATGCTGTTTCATTTGTGGCGTCAACTGTATAACGACAAATAATTTCATAGACATTAGTTTCTTCTCTAAATTCAGTATGATTCTGTGTAGTTGTTATCGGGGTTAATTTTCTTACAATTATGGCTCTTTTTGCTTCTGTATGTTTAACTAAAGAATGAGCATAGAATTTTACCGGATTCTGAACAGTTACAGATTCTGTTTTGGCTAATGCTCCTGTTAAAGCCCACCCGGATTCAATAGAATCTCTAAGTGTATCTGCCTCAAAATCTCCCATTATGGACTTCTGCCGGTTCCTGTTTCATTCCCGGTCATTCCTCCATTTTTACTGAAAGTGTTAGCAGTAGTTCCTCCCTCACTAGTTTGTCCATACTTGGCTTTGATAAATGATTGACAATCTTTGCGACAGCCGGTATAGAGCATTTGAGGGTGATCCGGACTATTCCACATGAGGTATTCTGCACAGGCTAATTTAGTTGATAATGCGTTTAACTCCTTATCAGGAAATGCTAAAGGAGTTGTAGCATGGATTGAAATTTGGAGATTAAGATAGGCGTCAGCCTCCTCACCTAATTTATTGAGATAAGTATCTTGAGTTGAATCTCCAACGTCAATGTGAAGTTTGCCTTTAATATCGTCAAGTTGATAATAGGTCAATCTAGTTTACCAATTATCCTCACTGTCATATAATCTGTTTTCCTGCGAATAGTATTAGATCCATCTACCATTAGAATTTGAGCCTTGTACGTCCCGGCTGTTTGAGTGGCTGTATCTGCTGATAACATAGTCCATCTAACCACTCCAGTATCTCCGGGCGCAGAAAGTGATTTTGATAAGATTTCTGTCGCCTCATCTGTTGAAGTCATAGTCATAGTAAAAGTTGAAAAACCTGAAATGTCTAATGGAGATCCGGTTTCTTCATCATAAATTGTAATATCAAAATCATCTCCATAATCTCCAATTACAAATTCTATATCTGCCATTATGCTGATGTCTTTGCGTTCCTCTTGAATATAGCAGTTATTGATGATCTTCCAAATACGGTGGTTGTAACAGTTTTAATTCTTCTAATACCTGTCCCGGCTACTCCTTTGAAAGCCTGTAATAATTCAGTGATAGTGAGAGTTTGAGTTATGGCTCTAGTTGCTACCAATGCTCTAGTTATTGAGAATGAGTTAGACCAAGTTTCACTAGCAGTTCTGACGGCTCCATAAATTCTTCCTAAAGTATCAGAAGCAGTTACAGTTTGGGTTGCTATCATTCTCAAAATACCTAATTTTATGGCGTCAGTAAATGTAGATGATTCAGTTACAGTTCTTGGAACATCTCTCACCCTTCCTAATGAATCTGTAATTAATGATCTATCATCTGTGATATAGCCTGAACTAACATATCCTGAACTTGTATAACCTCCTACACCTTGAGATAATTCTCTAGTTGCGACAATTCTTCTAGTTAATGCGTCAGATATTGTTTGGGCTTGAGTTGTGATAAATCGTGTAATTCCTAGTTTAATTGCGTCCGTTATGGTTACAGTTGGGGTGATAGTTCTAGTGGCTTGAAGTGAACGTCCTAAAGTATCTGACCAATTTGTTGAGGCAGTAACATAACCTGATGATACATATCCGGATAAGACATATCCACCTCCACCTTCGGCAATTTCTCTAGTATAAGAGGTCAATTATTACCCTCTCATTATACTTCTAATTTTGCCGTTCCTTTGTTTTTCAGTTCTAGCATAATCTCTATTTAATGAACCGTCTAATCTAACATTGTTTTGAAAGCCTACTTTGCCTAAATCCTCGATGTCACGTTTGGAGTTGGCTTGGATTAACTCATATTCTAATTTGTAACGATTATCAATACTATCTCGTTTTTGGGCGTATTCAGTAGGGAACCTCCATGCCAATACTCTGTGAATAAATGCCCTTGATGATTCTGATTTCTTGACTCTACCATTTGCCAAATAATTAACCATAGTCATAAAGTCAGCAGTTTCAATATCAAATCCTATTTTGGCAGGAACGTAATTCCCAAACACATCATTAAATGCAGGTTTACTTCTTAATTCATTGGATAATCTTACGGCTTCGCCCTCAAAAGTTGTATCGTCTTTTTTCGATTGATCGACAGGAGAAATGTTCATGGCGGTGTCGTCAATCCGTCCCATACGTTAGCGTTGTCACAATCCCAAACGAATTTATCACTTACAGATTCTCCATCATTTACTGCGTGAGTTATAGTATCAATACCTGTTAACCCACTTTGACATGTTAGAGTGGCACTACCTCCAGTTTCCAAAGTAGTTCTAGCAGAGGTTGTATATGTTAAATTTTCTACTTGGGTTGCTGAGTTTCTTCTTAGTCGTGCATATTCCCAAACTAATGTCGTAAAAATAAAAGAGGAGTTTGCCTGACCTGTTCCACCTCCATCATACTTCATGGTTCTAGCATAAGTATTAGTGAATTGCATACCTACATAATGTGATCCATCAAATTGTCCTGCTCCTGCACTCAATCCATAAGGGAATGTTCCTTTAGTTGATGTTACATGGCTTGTCCACATAAAATCAATATCCATAATCCATGTTGTATCGCTCATTGTAGTTCCTAAAGCTTGTAAACAGTGTCTATCTGCTCCTCCTCCCTCAAAACAGTGAACGTATCCTGCTGCTGTACTGTCAACATCTACTCCAGTGGAATTTTGTGTCCAATCCCCTGATGTTCCGTAATCACTAGAAAATACTAAGGGATTTGAAGTGTGTCTACTGGGATTCATAATGAAAGGAGCCATTATTTAGCCCTCATCAAGTTTGGTATCCTATCAACCAAATCTTTAATCCTGCTTCTGTGGCTCCTGTGGATAAGGCGTCAATATCTACTGTGATAACTCCATCTGCTGCTAAAGTTGAATCTGATATTACCGGAGGTGTTGCTGCTGTTGCACTTGTTTTGTCAGTTGCGTCTAGTGTAATTTTAGTTGAAAGAATAGTTGTTCCACCTTCATTAATATCAATAGTGAATCCTGCGTCAGTTGTTGGAGCAGTTGTAACAGTTGCTTTTACGTCCGTTAATGTGAAGGCATAAGGCATTTGAAATTCTACTTTGCCTGTTCCAGTAGTCAAGGCTGTTGTTTCATCTCCAACTGCGATTCCTATTGCTTCCGGATATTGATTACAATTTACTAATGATCCACTTGTAGGAGTTCCCAAGATTGGAGTAACCATAGTCATACTTGTAGATGTGCAAGCAGAAATATCTCCACTTGTTACCGTTCCCAAGATTGGAGTTGTAAGTGTAGGACTAGTTGCAAAACATAATAATCCTGATCCGGTTTCATTTGAGATAACTCCTGCTAGTTCTGCTGAGGTGGTTGCTGCAAATTGTGCTAATGTTCCTGATGTTACTGCGTCCCCTCCTCCAAGAGTTGTATCTGCGTCAGGAAGGGTATATGTTCTAGTTGTAGCAGTTGTGAGTCCGGATAATTCAAAGACAGCGATCTTGGTATTATCAGCAGAATCTTTGATGAATAGGGCATTATCTAATACGTTAATTGTTGGAGTTGTTAGAGTCTTATTTGTCATTGTTTGAGTCGCAGAATCTGTGATAAATTCTTGAACAGTTCCGGCATTATTCTTAGTTGTAAATTGATTGGAAGTTGAATCTACATAGAATCTATGCTCACTTGAAGCCGGACTAGATGGAGCAGCACTTTCAACTGAATCTAACCAATTACCTATTTTCTTTGAGGAAATAGTTTGAATCATATCATCTATAACAAAAGTTCCATTTCCAACCATTAGAGGAAATGATACTGTTCGATCTGCTACGATTGCTGCTGATGAGTCAATTAAGAATCCATAAGTGTTAGCAGTATTTTGAAATTGTAATTTTGATGTTCTAATGAAGAATGGAGAATTAATATCAACATTATCAATATTTAGATCTCCATTGAATAATTGAGCATAAAGGAGTAAACCGTCAGGGACTCCATATTTGGTAGAATCTCCAGATGTAGTATCAGTTGCTTCCTTCCAACTAGTTGAGGCTAATGTCATTTATTGTAATCCTCTAATCGTCTAAAGTCAAAGTCCATGTGACAGTTAAAGTGTCAGATGAGATTAAAGTTGTGGCTGTAAACGTGTTAATATGATACATTGTTCCTGTGCTTGCTGCGTCAAATAATGCTGCTTTTTGAACGGCTGTATGAGTTGCAGAAGCAGTAAAAGTATGAGATATTGTTGTAGTGTTAGTTACAGTTGATTTAGTTGAAGCGTCAGCCCTTGCTAATCCTCCGGCTGTAATTTCTCCGGTCAATACTGTATCACCATCTGCCGGAGCGCCAGTGTTTACAGTTACTGCAATATATCCACAGCCTCTTGCTCCTGCTGATGTATTAGTGTAAATTTGGGCGTGGGCTTTAGTTCGTCCTGCGTCCGTCAATAAATTACGTTTATCTTTACAAATAATTTCTTCATTTGGTTTACCTAAATTTTTGATAACAGTTAATCTTCCTTGAGATATTGAGTTTTCTTTCATTCCTAATGCTATTGGAAGTTCGTGAGTGAGATTCCATAACAGTTTACCCAAATAAAGATCAATCCTGTGTAAGAATCCCATGACGTTATTTTATGGTATTAGGATAAAACTGTTTTCAAGGTAAATAGTTTCTAACTGATAATGCCTTTATTGGAAGCCAAATGAATCCATATCTAATCCAAAATGTTATAGTTTCTTTAGTTCCGTATGCTACATCATGTGGGACAATAACATATTTTGCTCCTTCTGTCCCGGCTTTTGCTTGAGGATCGTCATATTTTCTAACCATTCTTTCAGTTCCAAATACTATCCAACAACCGGCATGAAGTGCCTCATGTAGTCCCTTTTCAGCGTTCTGTCTTACGATAAATGGATTTCTAGTATCATTAACAAACCAAAATACCCTCCCTTTTTGAGTACGATTAGATGAAACATTTGGAGGTTGAGTAAATCCCCAAGGTATAGCCGGGTTTGTTCCCCATCTAGTTAATCCATACATAGATCGATATTCATCTGAATCTTCAACCGGGATAATATGAACATCAAACTCTCTATTGAAAACTAGCCAATCCTCATAGCCAAACTGTAAGATGAAAAAACGTCTAAAGATCTTGCGATAAACGTCCTTGTTAATTTTTTTGGTAGAAAAAATAAAAGTCATATTATTGACTTCCTTGTGTCGGCACTTTGCCCTTTGTGATTCCAATGAATCCTATAAAGGCAATTACAATACCTGTAAAGATACCAAATATGTAATTGGCGTCTATTGCTCCGGTGATAGTTATTCCGGTAAGATCTGCTCCAGAAATTATGTAAATTACTAGTCCTGCAAATATTGCTAAAAAGACTAATCCCACTATCAACGCTACATCATTTTTATCAAATGGTAGATTCATGTTATTTCGCCATAGTCATATTATTTAGTTTTTGCTAGTGATTGAAGCAGGATCTGTCCAATAGGCAGTTAATAGCAAAAATCTCTTACAGCCATGACATAATATTTTTCTGTCTATTCCTTGATCTAAGTTTTCTGAATCGCATTGAGGACAAGTAGGCTTCATTTAATATCCTCGCATGAATGATATAACCCATGAATATGTAATGTTAGCCAGTATCTCAAGCCAGTTCTTCCACAGAACAAACAAGGTGTCATTTTGGGACATAATATCCTAATGAGAAAACTACTATTGCAAAAGTGAATCCTGTTACCATTCCTGTAAATAGAGCCTTGTAAGTATTATCGTTCAATGAAAACTCCACAATTAGCCGGTTTATTCACGTTATGTTTTTGACATTGAGGATCTTGAGGAAATGGAATATGCTCATAAACTGGATCCCAATGTTTAGAATTGTCTATTTCATATAATCCGTATAAATTAGAATTATCGTTTGGGTTTGGGAAATAAAATAATTTTCCCATTTCTACATGATTATAACCAAAAGCGTGTAATATTTCGTGATCTCTAATAGTGCCTCCAGTTGAAGCCCATTGACTCCCTTTGCCTTTTGTAATGTAAATTTCATCTGTATTAGAGTCATAACAGGCTAATGCGTCAGGAACATCACATGGTATTTCCTCTAAATAGTAAATTGGAACAGGTCTAGTTCCCATCAAGTCACTTGTCGCCCATACCCATTCATCAGGTGTATCTCCATAAGTTTTCATTACTCCTATTACACATATTGATAAAAATACGATTAGAAAAAATAAAGTGGTTGGACTCAATCTAGTCCCTCCAAAATTTCATTTTGGATTCTTAATGATTCCCTTAGTTTGTGGATCTTATCCTCTATCACTTTCTGCATGAGTTCTTTAGTTTGGGCTTTGCCTCCATCTTCTAAGTATTGGAGCCATCTGTCCTCAATCTCATTAGCATACTCTATGACTCCATTATTCTTTTGATAGAATGGAGTTGGATCTGCGTCAGTTGAAGTTGGACAGCCATAGTATCTCTTGGTATGTTCAGAGTAATGTTTTGTAGCATAATCACAAACATCAATATCATAATCGACTCGATTATTTGCTTCATCATTAACTCTTGATTGACTCCATATCGGAACATCACTTGCTATATCGCCATGATAGATATTTCTATCAAACATATCTGCGTCGGCTCTATTTTGATACCATTGCCCAAGAATTACAGGATTTAATACTGTTCTAACAGCCTTACATTCCTCAATTCCTTTATGAAGTTGAGCCTCTAGTCCGGTATAATCAAAGGACTTTAGCCATGCTTCACCGTCATTGATCCAAGTGTAAGATATTGGAAACCAACGATCTTCAAAGACTCCTAATGATTGACCATAGCCGGATCTACATTCACCCATTGATTTAAGCAAGGCAATATACTCTCTTTCATGGCTATCAGGTTCTTGAATTTCCAATAGGCGTTCAAGTATCACTTCATATTTATCAAGTTGTTTTTCTCGATAAGTAGGTGGGATTACAACCTCAATTACCTCCTCTATAACAGGTAAACAAGTAACATTATCATCTGCTAACTCAAAGTTATCAGGGCATAATGTAGTTTGAGCCTGTTCTGGATTAGGTATTGTTGCTGTTCCGTTTGATACTGCGTCTTGTACGTCAATCCTATTAGGATCCCATTCACAAACATAGTTACCATTTTCAACAACTCCACATATTCTTCCATTGAAGTCAAAAGGGACAATAATTGAATCGTCCACTCTCTCATCAGCATATACAAAGGCATAACTTCCAACAAGGAAGGAAATTGCTAAAATTATTGCTATACGCATTTCAGTTTTTCCTCCACTAGTTCATTGAGGGTTATTCCTCTTTTCACTGATTCAATTTTCAGAATCCTGTGAGTGTCGTCACTAATTGTTAGTGTTTTTGGCATAGTGTGATTTTGTATTATTGTAATTATGTAGTTTTACATTATTACATTATTGACTAAAGGTCAACGTACTTCAACCCAATGCAAGTGTCCGTAAACAGTAGCAGTTTGAGCTCCTATTCTAGTGGCTACTAGAGCGACAATATCCCCATTACCTGAGTCGTCTATGGTTATCGGTTCTTTATCCAATATAGTATCTCCGTCTTTTACTGATCCCATTATGTTTCATCGTCCCAAATATCTAAAAAATCTAATGCTCTTTTAATCATACTAACTTATTCATCTTGCCTGTCATTAAAATCTCCTTCATTAACCATTAATCATCAACACTATCAAAAAGATTACATAAATTATATTTCCAACATTTAGAAGGTTTACCATTGGAATAATGAGAAGTGATATTCTTCTCTAAAAATTGTTTAACTCCCATTACTCATTCCATTCCTATTTCTTGTAAGATTTTGCCAAGTTGAGGTAATGCTGTTATGAGTCCTGTTATCAGTGGTATTGAGAATAAGAGGTGTATAGTTACATGAGATTCCATTACACCTAGAGCCATGAGTGTTCCTAATCCTCCGGAATAACCTGTAACATAACTGCCAAGAATTTTGGCTCCACGTTTTGTCCAATTCATCTATCAATCAGTGAAACTATCTATTAAACGTGTAAAAGTGTTAGTCTAAAATAAAAAATAAAAAAGGTTTGCCTCTATTTGCTAGAGGTCTTTTTTGCTACCACTTTTGCTTTTACTGCTTCGGTGAATACAAGGTCAGATTCCAATCCTGCACATTTGCGTCCAATAGATAAACCTCTTGCGTGGTCTATTTTGGAGTCACAATCTGCGAAGTTTTTTCCTTCTGAGGTTGCTTGACACCTTTTGCAGAAAAGTTTTGACATATTCATTTACTCCTAGAATGATGTAACCTTGTAGGCTCCATTTTCGTCGGCTTCCTGAACATCAAATCTCATTACTAAGTCAGTGTTATACAATCCACCTACTGTAAGATCAAAGTTCTCAAGGGTGAGATCTTCTCTTACACCTACAACTTGTGCAACATCACGTTTAGTGATAGTTACAGTGCCGGAGGTTTGTTGAGGTGTTTCCCAAACGTTTTTCAAACCAAGTGCTCCTGCTAAACCTGAATTATTAACAACATCTCTGTCGTCAGTTGGTCCAAGTATGAATCTGGACAAGAATGGATATGTTCCACTAGCGCCAGTAGAAGTACTGATTGCTTGATTTGCGTCAGCAGGATTAATGAACATTGTATCTGCTCTATTTCTTTGAGTGCCCGGGAATTGTGATCTGATAACATTAGATAATGCTTCAAATTCGGAGTGAACAGAAGTTCCTAGATCCAATGAGGCTCTAGTTCCGGTGTTTGTTGCAGTATCAGTGTTAAGAGTATCAATGATTCTCTTGCCTGCTAAGTAATAAAACAAATTACCACCGTTTTTGAGTGGTTGTTCTACTGCTAGGAAATTATTGTCTTTTACATCATTTCGTTCAACTTGAATAGTGCCTCTAAAGGAATTGGCTGTATTGCTACAATCCAACTCAATAGTTTCCATTTTGCCTCCCATTACAGGTGGTTTTCCTCCTGCTTCTTTGAAGATGTTAATGGTGTCAGCACTTGCGCCTCCAACCTGATCTGAATATCGGGTTTTTGGAACGTTCACTTTTGGTGTGTCCATATTGATCAAGTGAGAGTATTGTTTCCAATCACTCCAAGGTTCTGCGCCTTCTATAATCTCATCTGCAATTTTCAAAGCAGAAAGTGTGCCGGGAACAGAAACTGTTTCTTGCAATTTTGAAGCACTGCCTTTAGCATAATCTCCCATTCTGATTCCAAATTGTCGTTTCCAAATCTCAGATAAGTGAGGGTTGGCACGATTGTTTTGCATGGATCCTTCTGATTTGTCGAAGAATAGTTTGAGTGGGGTTTCCCTAATTGGCTTCCAAATATTGAACTCCTCTCCTGCGTTAGCACGGATTTCAGCACTAACTTGTAGTGTTTCTTTCACGTGATTGAACTCTGGAAGATCAAGTATTGAACTGCGTGTGTATTTGTCTTTGTATGTCATGCTTATAGGACTCCCTCAGGGTTTACTTGACAAAGTATAAAGTCACTTGCTCCAGTGCTTGCTTGAAGTGCTATGCCAAAGACAATATCACTTGCTGCTGCTATTTCTGCAATTCCGTCAACTGCGTCTATTGTAAGAGGGCTGTTGATAGAAATTGCTGAAGTTGAGCCATTGACTCTAACTTTACATCTGCCTTGAGTACATACTTTAACTGCTTCACCTGCTGCGCTTGCTGCGACCTCAGATGAACCACCGTATGTTCCATTATCTTGTCCACCAACACAAACACCAAAGGCTCTTGCGCCTTGAGTGGCATTAGGTTCGACTCTAGGAGCCAATTCACCTGTTGCTGCTGCTACGACAATTACTGGAGATCCTATTGTAACGGATTCGTCAGCGATAGCATTTATGACGGTTGCTGCCTCATCGACAGCGCCATCAAAAATACCGGGATATAAGTCAGTCATTTTCTTATCTGATCTCATGGGAAATAGGATAAAACTGTTTTTAAAAATAAAAAAGAAAAGAGATTAAGCCCAGTTTGCTAGGGCGATCTCGATATTTAGTTTTGCTTGGGTTCTGTTTTTATCCTCATAGAAGGATTTAACAAATGCTAGGTGAGTTTGTTCTGCGTTTTTGCTAGTATCATAAGCATGATGATACATTCTAGCAGTGTATTTTCTAGGAATATACTCACGGTCAATGCTCATATATTCAGGTTGATCACTTAATTTACCGGAGATTTTATGCTCAAGGATCCAGTAAACGTCCTTGTTATCTACTACAAAATTTGGGAGATAAGTCACGCCACTAATTCTAGCAAAAGGCTTATCGTTTACATCAACAAATACTTCTATATCTGCTAATTTTGCTTTACCACTTTTGGTATCTTCAAGCACTTTTACAAAAATACGGAATGCTCTGCCGTCCCTAACTAAGTTTGCTGTTCCATAATCCTCTCCATAAAGAGGAGTCATTGAACTGCTATGTTTCTCGATAATTTGATCACAAATTTCGAGGTGTTGCATTTCAGTTATCATACCTTTAGTAAACTAGTTTACTTATTATAGTTTACTAGTAAACTGCTATTCAGTATATAATAAAAAAGAAAAACGTGCGTTTATTGGACGCCCGGTCTTGAGAGTTCGTCGTTCAAACGTTCCATAGATAAAGCAATTTCATTTCTATTGAATCTGTTTTTGTCAGCAGGACTAGATTTTGCGCCCGGCTCTGTTTCTTGGATTCTTACTGGAATTGCATTGCTCTTGATAGGAATATCTAATGCGACAGTGTTTGATTGTACGGTTTCTTGCACTTTACCATCTAAAGCAACTAATCCTTCTTTGAGAGATTTAATCTCTGAAACAATAGGTCTTAATGATTCTTGGACAGTGTAACGCATTTGTTGCATCATCTGTTCATTATTCATTTGTGGCATTTGTCCCGGAGGAGCCATAGCCTGTTGTAGAGCAGGATCCATTTGTGGAGGCATACCTTGAGGCATACCCGGTTGTCCAAATCCTTCTTTCATTTGATTTTCAGTTGCGATTGCTCCTGCCTCGACAGGTTCTTCACTGCCTTCACTTTTCAAACCTGTTGTAGAGGTTGATTGGTTATTGGTAGATCCACCCGGTTGAGTGTTGGAGGTTTCCACTGCTTCTGAGGTTGGTGGTTCAACGCTACCATTCTTTGGTTTTACGTCATTATCATCATCAATCTCTTTGATTGCAGTGTGCATAAAGTCTAGTGCAATACTTCTTTGGCGTCCGTCAGTTGAAGTCATTAAGGGAATTGCTGTTTCAACTAGTTTTCTAGCAGATTCAGAAGGTCTTAATGTTTCCATAATGGCGTTTGCTTCGGTTAAAGTTCTACAATTAAGCAGATCTTTTTTACAGTATTTCATAATTTTATGGTAGTAATTTAGGATAAAACTGTTTTCACTATGTATTCTTGATAAATTCCATAAAGCCATCTCCAATAGTAATATCAATCTGTCCGGAGTGCCTCATGTGGAGCATACGAATATCTGTATTACAGATTAAAGGTAAATGATATTGCGCACAGGTATTGCTTAACACTACATCTACTGATCCAAATCGTCCCTTATCCGTATTAAAGCCTGAATCATCTCTAAAGGGTAATTTCTCCATAATCCTCCGGCTAAATGTTCCGGCAGCATTTCCGGAGTGCTTCACCTTCATTATGCCTTCAACTTCTGATTTATGATACCAATCATAGTATCTCCACCCATAACCAAATTCATTAACTCTTGTAGGGTGAGGCAGATTCTTAGTGATAGATAATAGATCCTTGCCTTCATCTGTATCTACATTACATACTCCGGATAAAATATCAAATTGATTCTCTTGTAATGTTTCTTCAATAGCGTCAACGTGCATTTTACGAATAACTAAATCATCAGGACACCATATCAAATGAGTGTATTCTTCATGCTCTAAGAAATATTGCCTTAATTTTTCACCGGCTTCTTGAATAGGGAAATATTTAGCATATAGAATATCATAGCCAATTCCCTTTAGAGCCTCCTCCACTTCTCTAATATCTCTTGGACTTGGAGAACAGAGTAATGGATTAAACGAATGTAGAGTCAGCAGTTGATCCTGTTGGGAATAATTTGTCAGTGAATGTTACAGTTTGAGATGAAGTTGAATTATTTTGATCTAACCAAATGTTCTGAATTTCAGGGATTGGTCTTTCAATCTTTTTAGAGTGTTTTACGCAGTTATGGGATTTACAGTTACATTTCTCAAAATTTTCTTTACACATACAATATGTCATAGTATTTCTATTTTGGTTGTCTTGACTCCGGGTTCTGCGTTTGGGACGTGCTTGCCTTTCCAATACATTCCTTGAGGACTAGTCACTACATAAGTTAATGCTATTCCATCATCTTCACCCAAAACAACTCCTTTAGGGACTACAAAACACTCATCTGATCCACATTCAATATTCGACTCTCTTGGCGCTCCTCCGTTAATAGATACAGCGTCAATAGTGCCGTCCTTAATTGCGTCTAATATCTCCTCATCTCTTTCAAGGACTAGCATTTGAGATTGTCCCAATGTCGGATCATATTCTGCGTCAACAATTTTACCTCCTGTCGCATAATCCCTTCCATAATGATTAATGTCCATATCCTTGCCTATGGAGGTTCTAGTTGTAGCAAATAATTCCATACCTGATAGTTTTCTTCTGTATGGTTCACCTTCTGATCTATGGTCAGTTATTGTTTCTTCACTGGCTCTAATGATTAACCATTTGCCACCTTCCTTTTGTGAAACCTTCTTGAGTCTTGAGATATAAGATTCTGTTAGCCATTGAAAGTCTTTTTTGATTCCTGTTACGGCTTCTCTTATCCTAATTGATTCATAGATTGGATTAGTTTTTCGGGTTCGTTTACTCATGTGTCCGTCAGCGTGGACGGTATGAAGTTTGCCCTTTTTGGCTTGCCTTCCAATATCTCTAATTATCGCAGTTGAGTTCTTTTGCTGTTTCTTATTTAGAGTGCTAATTTTCTTCTTGGTCTTTGAAACCTCTTTGTATTGACAGATACAATTAGGGTGAGTTGTTGTATAGCCTAATCCTTCACTTGGGACGATTGGACGATGAGTCATATCATTTAGATCAAAAACCTTGCTACTGAATGGCTTACAGATTTTACAGTTATTCTTTTCAGTGTAAATGAAGGTTGCTAGATTTTGTTCTGTTTCAGTGATAGGATCTTCTGTTTCATCTAATTCAGGAGTTTCCAAATACAGTTTATCAGGTTCACCTTCCTCATCTGCTAAATCTTCAATTTCAGGATTTTCAGGCACTTCCATTTCCAAATCGTCATTAATGATTCTAACAGGAATGTAAGGCTGATCGTCTTTGTTACTCTTTTTAATAATATCCGGCATATCATGGCGTTCATTACTCCTTGCCTCATAAAGTGGAGTTTCTGGAAACCAAGATTCCTCCGGGATATTTCTGCTATTGATAGCCGGTTCTAAATTAGTTGGATAAGGCTCCGAATTGATCTTTGCTCCAGTTGCGACATAATTGGTATCATCTACATATCCGGACGGCTTGCCTGAATCTACAACTGCGTCAGTTTGATTCCCGGCTTCATCAAACTCTCCGGTTGTATCTCCCCAATCTTCTCTAGCAAGATCATGTGTAGAGCCATTAGCAAACTCTTTCATTATTTGAAGTAAAATCTCTTGCTCCGTTAAATCATATTTGGCTAGTTCGATTGCCCTCTCATTAATTCTATCAGTAAGATCTCTTGAGATATTACGTCCCATGTAAACAGTTTCTCCAATCTTGACTCTTGATAAATTACCGGAGATTGCTATTGATTCGTCCATTACTATAATTGTGGTTTTTTAGTGTATTGCGTTTTAGTCCAAGCAAAGTTTTGTCTTGGATTAGAAGGTTGACCATCATATCGTTCAGGGACAAATCTGTTGCCTTCTGTATTGTAGTTAGGATTATTCATTGGAGGGTTGCCTTGAACTTGGTTATCAAATTGATAGGGCTGTTGAGGCATAGGCATTTGTTGAGGCATTCCGGGCATTGCAGGATTGTATTGTTGCATAAGTGCCATAGCATATTCTTTTCTTAATCCTAATCCATGATCTTCCAATAATTCTCTTATCTCATTAGGATCTTGTATTGCTCCGGAGGAAATACCAAGTTCAAGTAATTTCATAGCCTGATCCGGTTCAATATCGACTTTTTTCTGTCGTCCAAAATTAAGTTCAAATGCACATTCGTCATAAGGCATTGAGATCATTCCTCCTCCATAATTAGCAGAATACATCGGGTGACTCTCATACCAAGGCTTGAATAGTTTTGCCTCTAATTGTCTTGTTACAGCCAATGGGAATGAAGCCAATCCTATTTCGTCCAATACAGATGATTCTTCTGCGTTAGCAAATTGATGAGAAGATTCTTGAGCCATTTTACCTCTAAAGTCATTTAATGCTTTGAATATTCCTCCTTGAGTTAAATCACTGAATAGAGTTGGATCAAATGCTCTCTGTCCACTTCCTAATTCTTGAACTTCAACTTTTTTGCCGACAACAAAATCTTCACCGGGATTCAATGTGTTAACATCAGAAGCAAGTGAAGCACGCTCCTCTTGATTTGCGCCTTCTGCGACATAGACATTATGAGGAATGTATCTTCTTTCTGCTATGTGCATGGTCATGTGAGTTGAGTATTTTCTATCAAGTAATGAAGGCAAAGTGTTAGTTTCAGTTCCTGCCGGAGTAATTTGGTCAAATGATTTCTGAACTGTTAGAGCAGTTATGAAACCATTACCGATAACACTGCCATTGACCGGATTCCAATTAAAAGCGATAATGTCTTGAGGGTTATGATAGCCTTGATATTCTGCTCCTCTAAACTCATACTTGTAAGGACGTCTTTGACGATCCCACCATACAGCGACAAATGAAGATATAGGAATTTGCATTAAATCATCTTTGTTTCTAATGTTCTGAATACCCAAACGTGGCTTCCAAATGGAATTTCCATATCCCAATAATTCTTTAACTAAAATAGTATCAAACCAATCAAAGTCAATATCTTTAGAGAATTTAGATATATGATCTGAAACCTCCTCATCTAATCCTTTCCAATAATGTGCGCCACCTGTTACTTTAGATGATAAGTGATTAATTGCTAGTTGAACGTCCTCATCTTGTTCCATAGCCTTTGCTTGAGTTCTAAATTTAACGACAGGTGTATCTCTAGTCTTTGAAGTGTAACCTTCTCTTGAATATGCTCCAACTGTATTAATTTCTGCTCCCCAAACTGGCTGACTAAATCCTCCCATTGCGTCCTGAATAGCATGGACGTCCATTGAGGTTCCTGAATTTCGCATATAGGGCTGTTCTGATTGAATACCCAACTTTGCTAATCCATTCGCCAAACGGCTCTTAAACGTCAATGATATGTTTTCCTTCTTTATTGCTAAAAGTGTTTATAAAATGTGGGAGATTAGGTTTCAGAATTAAATTGAAGAATCCTAAAGATCTTAAACTAATGCCAAGCCAACGGCAATAGCAATTCCTGCCCATGTAGGCAAGTGAGGGATAAGTGCGTGCATAAATGAATAAAAAAATAATAAAATAAAGGTGTTAGTGGCTAGTCACAATCAGTGCAATAGCCGGAGTCACAAGAAATGTTCCCACGTTGATTACAGGCACGGCAAACGCCATAGCCAAATTCCGGCTCATATTCCGGGACGTCCTCATCAATATCAACAGATGAGTCGTGTTCATGGTCTAGAGTCAAAGGTGAATATCCTCCTTTGGATTCCAACCATATCTTTTACATTTTGCTTCATACTTTTGTGACATGATTTTCTTCTCAAGGGCTTCAATGCGTTCATCAATTTCTTCCTGAGTGAACAAAACATAATGATTTGACTTCAACCGTTCTAATCGTGCTTCATCATATTGTAGAGTCAATTACAAATCTCCTCAATTACGGCTTCAATGGCTTCCATTCGACTATCAATGATTTTCTCTAAATCATCTACAAGGCTCAATTTTTAGCCTCCATTACATATCTGACTTTTTGGTATGTTCCGTTAATCTTTTCAATGCCCGGAGTTTTAACGCCATGAGTCTTAACATGGTCAATAAAATCGTCCAACTCTAAACATTGGTGGTCGCATGACTCTTTAGGACATACGAACATAGTTGCATTATTCATACTATTAGTAAACTAGTTAACTATTAAAGTATTTTAGGCGTAAATCGTCATAATGAGTGAAAATCAGTGTATTTCTGCTCTCCCATGTAAGTTCCACCTGTTCCTTTTTTTGGCATGGATTTTAGAATCCTAATACAATAACAGCGATAACAAAGTTGATAATCTCTCCAATTCATCGCTTTAGGAGATCGACTCACTTTGCGACATTCGGGATTGCTACACCTCATGTTTTCGTCCGGCTCCGGTTTTACCTAAATAATGACACTTGGGACAGTGCATATAATTCCAACAGTGCCTATTCTTATTTGCTTTAGCAGTAGCATTTTTACAAAGTTTACACCTCATCATTATCTCCTCTACACTTTTTACAATAATGATACCTTTTGGTCACGCTCTTGACGTCCTGCTTATAGAGTATGCTCCTTCATCAAAGTTCTCATCTGCTGTAAAGCAGTAAATTAAACTCATCATAGAATCAGCCGGGTGATTAAATTCCTTCTTGGCTTGTTGTCTAGGATCTTCAACTTGTAAATCTGAATCTTGCTCTAAATCTTTTCTTGTAGTTGCGCATAGATCTTTAATTAAAAAGTCAACGTCATAGTCATTCTCATACGGTATCATTAATTTTGGACGGTTGAATGTTTTATCCTCCGGG